CACATATCTACACAGATCAGGAATTGAGACTGTTAACCACGAAAGCAACTGTTAATATATTCAGAGCTAGTGTATGTATATCTATTATTACTAGGACCTTTTTAAAATATTTTATAATTTATATATTTTTTACTTGACAGGGTAGTTAAAAGATGGTATAACAATGCAGTCACTTTAAGTGATTCACTTAGCTGCTTTCAAAAAGATTTAAAAATACTAGAAAAGAAGCAAAGAAGTGATCACTTTAAGTGATACCTATTCCCCTAAAATAATAAATCGTTTATTACATATAAAGTGAGCATACTTTAAATGTAATTATTTTTGTATTTTACGTAAAAAAAGGTTGACATCTATGAAAAAATCAGTAAAACTATATCCTGTAGCTTCAGAATCCGTATTGGAAGATTTCTATGTGGCTGCTCATTCAGGCTCCTTCGATAAGTTGCACATACCTAAGAGTGATGTATTCTACGTGAGGGCAGCTATACAGGCGGATACAGGTGTTCGCTATACTCTTGCACATGTAGAACGTGCTATGGAATTAGAAGGAATGATTTAAAATGGCATTTGGTTTGAAAACATTACAAAAGTTAGCAACAGGTACAGCTAAAAAAGCTAAGGCGGCAGGATTGGCTTCTAAAAAAAAGCCTGACCTTACTTCTAAAAAGTATAAAGCCCAACAGGTAGCAAAGAGGAATGCAGCACGTAAAGCTGCACGGGCCGAGGCTTTAAAGGTAAAAAAAGGAAAAGCGATTGCTAAGAGAAAAGCAATTGCAAAGAATGTAGCTGCAAAGAAAAAAAGAGATGCGGCAGGCATGGCTAGAGCTAAGAAATTAGCAAGTCAAGGTCAGGCTACAGCAGCAAAGAAAAAGCCAGCAAAGGCAAAACCAAAGATCAAGACATCTGCACAAGCTAAGGAATACCGTAAGTCTAAAGCGTATAAAGAAAAAGAACTAGCAAGAAAGCGTAAGGCTAAAGCGGTAAAGAAAGCCCCGACAGATTTGAGAAGTAGTAAGCCTAGACAGGGTGATATAGCTATACATGAAGGTCTTTATAAAGAAAAGATTATGAGAGAAGAAGGGCTTAATACATGGCCTAGTACTCGTGATCCCTTTCCTAAAAGTAAAAAGGAATGGAGTATTTATAAAAGTTTATTAAAATAAATTACAGGAGATAATTACAATGGTATCCGCAATAACAAGAATAGCTAAGGTTGCAGATGAAGCAGCCGATGCCGCAAAAAAAGCTGCAGAGTTAGCAAAGAGGCGAAGTAAAGCAGCTAAAAAAGCTGCAAAGACAAGAGCAGCAAATAGAAAAGCGGCTGAAAAAGCTAAGGCTAGGAGAAGTCGGGGTGGCAAAAAGGCTAAGAAAACAAAAGATAAAAATATAAGGGCGGCTGAAAAAGTAGCAGTAGCAGAAGAAAAAGCTAAGAAAGCTGCTAGGAAAAAAGAACATACAGGTAAAAAGCCTACACAAAAAGGTACTGGTGAAAAGAAATCTATATTTAAGAAAAAGTTTACTGTACGTGAAGGTGCCCAAGAAGAATCATTTAGGGCTGGTCAACCTGCTGCCGGTGAAGGTCCAGTTACTGTAGGAAAAGAAAGTGGGGCTATTCCTAATTATGCCAAGGATATGATGGATAATCTATCGGCAAAAAGAAAGGCTGCGCTTACAAAGTATTTTAAAAATGATGAATCTTTTAAGGGTATGTCTGCTCAACAAAAGCGTGACGCACAATATGCTTTACGATATGTTAGAAGGGAAGCTGATTCTCCAAGTTATTCAGCAAGGGCAGCTAGTGCAGAAGGTAGGAAAAAAGCTGCAGCAGCTAAAAGAACAGATTCATATGATAAGCTATTACAGACTGGTGAAATAGAAGAAGGCTTTGAACCCACTACAAAACAAATACGACAAGCTATAAATAATATGAAGGCCAGAGGAAAAACTTCAAGAGTAAGGGAATTAGAAGCTAGAGTAGAAAGTCGTGATCCTGCTGTTAGAGGTCTTGGCGGTAGAAAGGGTGCACCATTTGCTGGTGCTGGTAGGGCTGCTGGACATCCCAGTGATAAAGTTACTGAAGCAGGCATGGTTAGAAAAAGAGGTGCTACTCCATACCAACCAAGAGAATTAAAGGGAGAGGATGATATGGCAAAGCTTTTGATGCGTACTGAACGTGCTGGTTTTAAACGTGGTGGCCTAACTAAGAAGGGCCATAAAGATTATCGCAAAGGAGGTATGTTTTACTAATGCCAGAGGTAAAGACTAAATCAGGAAAGACTATACACTACTCGTATACAAAGGCAGGTAAAGAAGCTGCTAAAAAGAGGAAAGCTGCCGAGGCTAAAAAGAAGAAACCTGTATCTAAAAAGAAAAAAGCTACTCCTAAAAAGAAAGCTTATAATCAAGGCGGATTAACTGATGCAGCGTTTCAAAAGAAAATGGATACGTATAATAAAAGAGTAGCAGAAGGAAAACGTATGTACCTAACTGGTGCTAAACTACGTCAGTATACTGGTCCTAAGCCAACGCCAAATTCTAAGCTAACGCCAACAAAGAAATATGCAAGGGGCGGGATAACTTCACGAGATGCTCGTAAAACTCAATATAAAAAACAAGCAAAGAGCCTGTTAAGTAAACAAAGAGCCTCTTAAAAGCTAGGGAGACTTAAAATGGCGTGTAAAAATTGTGAATGCGAACAATGCCCAGAGGATTGTTCATGTGAAGAATGCACTCCCGATATGTGTGAGTGTATTAGAAAACCAATGGAAGAGGCCGAAAGAAGCTGGAGTGTATAAAAAAATATTAAAAAAGACTTGACAAAGTTGCTATAAACCATTATATTATATTTACAACTGCTTTTATAGAGTTGTATTTATAACTTGCTGAAAAGGAGAAATGAATTATGAATGTATTAGCAAAAGATATTAGAGATATATTTTACAAGATGTCGGTAGGGTTTGATGACAATTGGTTGTTTACTACCCCTACACAAACAAGTAACTACCCCCCTTATAATCTTACTGAAGATAAAGTTAATAACTCTTATAGAATTGATATGGCTGTCGCTGGTTTTTCTAAGGACGAAATTGAAATCTTTGAAGAGGAAGGCAAGCTTACTATTAGGGGTGAAATTAAAGATGATGAGGATAATAAAAATCCCACAGTACTTCACTATGGTGGATTAGCCCAACGAGGATTTACTCGTAACTTTAATATAGCACCCAATATAAAGATAACAGAAGTAACGCTGGAAAATGGTGTACTTAGTCTTAGCTTCTTAAAAGATATCAATAAAAATAGAAATCAAATAAAGATATCTTAGAAAGGATACAGCATGAAAATACCTTCTTTTTTTAAGGCCGTTGCTCTATCTGGTATGCTTTTACAATGTAGTGTTTCAGATACTGTAGCTGCGTCCTGTGGACCTCAACATGAAGAAATGTTGGATACGGCAGTTCGTATTAATACTTCAGGTTCAGGGACTGTTCTTTATTCCAGACAACACGAAGGTAAATGGGAATCCTATATCCTTACTAATTATCACGTGATTGGTGACCAGATTACCATAAGAGAAGTTTGGGATGGAATGAAAGGTAAGAAGGTTAAACGGGAAACTAGGGAGCCTGTAACTGCATTTTGGTTTGATTATGTACGTTGTTCTCGCTCTGTAGGTACTCGTGGTCGTATTGCTGATATTGTAGCACATGATGAGCAGAGAGATTTAGCCCTACTTAAATTAAGGGATACTGAACGGGGAGTTGCTCGTATTGCACATATGCTTCCAGAAAAAGAGTCTCCCAAATTAGGGCAGACCGTATGGGCTGTAGGTGCAGGATTAGGTTATCCTCCTTCTATGACAAGTGGTGAGATGGCCTTTGCTGAACAGGTTATTAATGGTTATCGTTATCAGCTTGCAACTGCTCCCATTATCTTCGGTAACTCAGGTGGGGCACTCTTTGCTTATTCAGATATTAGAAAACATTATGAAATGATTGGTGTGCCTTCTAGGGTATCGGCTGCTGGATTTCAGGCGGTAACTCATATGGGATGGTCAATACCAACAGAGACAGTACATACTTTTCTACGGGATAATTATCATGGATTTATTGTAGGAGATAAGTATCTTAAACCAGAAAATAGGAAACCTAAGAAATCGAAGGATGATAAATAAATTTATTTTATATTTTGTATTTATTTGTTTTTCTTTTCCTGCACTATCCACCTGTTTTAATGCACAAGAATTTAAGGATACTTTATTAAAAGAGCATGGAGAGAAAAGTAAGTGGATAGGTTTATCTGAAATAGATGTACCTACAGAACAAGCTATTGTACTTTTTGAGAATCCAGATAAAAAGAATTGGACTCTTGGTATTTATCACGTAAATAAAAATGCGATATGTGTATTTGCTACAGGCAGTTTTGCACAAACGCTTAGTATTAAGTAAGGATAGATATATGTTAATTAAAATTAAAGTTGTATATTATAAATATAAAGCTAAAGTATATCTAGTTTTAGCTAAACCTTTTGGTTGGGTAAACGAATTGTTTCACAGTAAACATGTGAAAGCTCTACGTAAATTTCAACGATATGAAGCTGGCTTTGCGTCGAGTAAATGATCTGGGGTGCATTAATAGGTCCGGTTGCTAAGTTAGCCGGTACTTTTTTAGAAGGTCGTCTTGCTACCACAAAAGCAAACAACGATGTAAAGGTTGCGGAAGCTGTAGCTAAAGCAACTATTATGCAAAAGCAAGCTACTGGTGAAATTGATTGGGACTTAGAAGCAATCAAGGGATCACAGAATAGCTGGAAGGATGAGTGGTTAGTAATTTTATTTTCTATACCATTAATCCTAGCATTCATTCCGGGTGGTGAAGAGATAGTACAGAATGGTTTTGCTCAGTTAGATAAGATGCCTGAATGGTATCAGTATAGTTTGGGTGTAATCATAGCTGCTTCATTTGGAGTACGAAGCGCCACTAAGTTCTTTGGGAAGAAAAAGTAATGAATCCTAAGAAAATAGCAATCATAATAACTTTAGTAGCTATCGGTATAGCTACAATAATAGTATTGACAAATGACATGAGATGTGTTCCGCCTTGTATTTAAATGACAGAAGAATCAAAAGCGCACAAAGAAGAATTAACGGCGCACGAAAAGGCGACGATGACATGGCGATGGACAGCATTAATTATATATCTATTAATATGTTTTTATGATTTCATGTTTGTACCTATATGGTATGGCATTAACCGTCCTGATATAAGTTTATTTATGGATATTATTAATAGTACTCCAGAGCCAATGGTTCAAATGGAATTAATGAAGAAACTTACAGGCCAGCATAACCCGTTTACTTTAATGGGGGGCGGACTCTTCCATTTAGCATTTGGAGCTATTCTGACTGGTTCTGCATTTGCTAAAAAATAGTGAAGGAGAATAATATAATGAATGTCTTTCTTTGGACTATATGTATGATATCTCTTTATGCAGTTGTAA